GTGCGGAAAAGGCTTTCCGCAGCGACGAGAGTGGTTCCGCTTACCATTTCATTTCCTCCTTTCCGTTACACCAGAGCCGTCTTGACGATGCCGGTGCGGAGATCCACGAGGGATGCCACACCGACGCGCACGGCTACGACCTTCCCGATGGGGTTGGCGTTGGTCGCCGACATCGCGATGGTCCCGTCATCCGTGGCATAGGCGTAATCGCCTACGTCCGCTTGGGCCGCCGAGGTAAAGGGAAGCCACACCTTCCCGACCTCCAGCTCCGCGCTCATCGCCGGAGAAGCCGGCGCGACAGCGCCTTTGGTGAGAACGCCCGCCAGGTGCCCGACGTTCACGACATCCGTGGGCTTGATCGCCAGCCCGCCGGCGGCGGTGAAGACGAGAACCGAGCCCTTGTAGTAGGTCACGGAGGGAGTCAGTACGACGGGGATTTTCTCCGTCAGCCCGCTGACCTCTACCGCACGATCTGCTGAGAGTGCCATGTCACTTGCCTCCCTTTCCCAGGTTCTTCACGGCGTCCTCTGGCTTCACGCCCATCCCGGCAGCCATGCGGTCGATCTCCGCCTTGACCTCGGGGTCCACGCCGGCGCCATTGGTCGCGGCGGCAGTGCCCACCGCAGGCGGGTTGTCTCCGCCATCACCCGCAGGCTTGGCGTCCCGCACGGCGGCCATGAGCTGCGGCAGCACCTCCGGCTCGGTCTTGCCGGTGGCCTTCGCCTCTGCGATGATCGCGGCGACCTTGGCGTTGGCGCCATCAGCCGCGATCCACTTTTCGAGCGCGGTCACGCGCGCCCGCTCCTGCTGCACCCCTTCGGTGACTCCCACCGCGACGGCGGCCCGGTACACGTCGGGGTGCTCCGTCTTGAGCTGGTCCAGGTTCATTACCTGTACCTCCTCCTGTGTGTCTGCCGCCTTCGCGGCTTTCTGTCCGGCAACGCCGGGTTTCTGCTCGTTGCTTTGTGGTAGCGCTCCAGCCAGTGCGGCGGCGCGCGTCAGCGAGTTGTCGTCCTCGACCTGGCCGATGATCTTGCGGCAGGCCGCCCAGTGCAGGCGCGCCTCGGCCAGAGCGGCGGCCTTGTCCTTTTTCTGGTCGGGCGGCGCGGGCACGATCTCATCGATGAAGCCCGCGGCCTTGGCTTCCTCGCCGAAGTACCAGGTCTCCTCGTCCATGAGCGCGCGGATGTCCTCGACGCTCTTGCCCGCCTTCGCCGCGTAGGCCTTCGCCAGTAGGCCCGACAGCCCGCCGATGATCTCGCCCATCTTCGCCATCTCGCGGTAGTCGCCGAGCGCGATGCCCTGCACGTTGTGGATCATGTAGGTAATGTTGTCCGCGGCCTTCACGCGGTCGCCGGCCAGCGCGATATAGGCGGCCATACTGGAGGCCTCGCCCATGATGAACGTGGTCTTCGCGCCGGCGTAGCGGCGGATGAGGTTGAATATCTCCAGGCCCTCGAACACGAAGCCGCCGGGGGAGCTGATCTGGATTTCGATTTCTTCCCCGCCAGCCTCATCAAGGGCCTTGCGCACATCCTTCGGGCTCACTTCCCAGCCGATGACCCCACTGATCGGGATGACCTTCACGGTTTTCCTCCTGCGCGGATGTCCCGGATTTTTTCAAGCATGATGCTCAAGTATACCGGACTGAATACGGCGGCCAGGGCCAGGCCCGAGTAGATGATGTCCGTCACCTCCAGGCCAAAGCCCCAAATGCCTTTGACCAGCGACAGCCCGCCGATCCAGAGAGCCGCCACGACCATCGACCACTTACTGATCTCTTTTGCCGAGGCGGTTTTCTGGAGCGGGGCGCCGGAGTCCCCGGCGCCCTGGATTTCCGACATCGCGCTCTATTCCTTGGGCGGGAACAGGGAAATGAGTCCCTGCACCAGCATGGTCACGAGACCGCCGACCACGCCGGCCCAGAACGGAGCGGGCAGCTCGGCGAACTCCCAGATGCCCGTGGTGAGCAGGCTGACGACGATGGGCGCAAGCTTGCCCGCCCATTTCTGCCAAGTCCATGACTTCATAGCGCACCTCCCGCAAAAATCAGGAAACGCCAACGGCGTTGATTCGCCTGAAAATCCGCTTGCTCACGAGCCGGCCATCGCGCACTGCCCGACTCTCGCCATAAGGGTCCCAGCCATCGGGTAGGACAAAATGCCCTGCCTCGCCCGCGATTTCGTAACGGTCAATCTCCAGCTCTCCGGGCGCGGGCTGGTAGGACAGCGGCAGGTCATAGGGCTTACCGTAGCTGTCCAGGCCATCGCCGCCCTTGAGCACCCGCCAGGTCCCGCCGGCCAGCGAGGACAGGAGCACATCCGCCTGCCGCACGTAGCCATCAGCGTACACGCACTCGCGCCCCACGGCGCGGGCGAACTCGGCGAGCGCGTCAACAGCGATGCCCGCAACCTTCTCCGCCCACCGGAAAATGCACAGGACATAGCATCCGCCCTTGCCCAGGGCGGCCGCTGCGCGCTGCGGGGCTTCGATCACGGCTTGTCCTCGATGTGCCGGTCCAGTTTCAACGCCATATTCTGGATCGCCTCCAGGATGTGCTTGACATCCGTTTTCAGTTCGATCATGTCTCCCGAGGCCCCTGACAGCCGGCGCTCCAGGTCGAGGAGATTCGCCTGCGCGTGATCGAGGTCGCACCGGAGTTGTTCCACGATCTGTTGCCGCTTGCCCTCTTCCATGGCCGCCCGCCTCTGCTTGCCCAGGAACGTCGCAATCGCTGTCAGACTCGCCAGCGCCGAGATTACGGAGATCGCCAGGGTCAACGTCATTCGCGGTCCTCCCCTCTCGGTTCCGGCTGCATGGGCGCCGGCTCGGGCGGCTGTAGTGATTCCTGCGCGGCGGCCAGCGCCGCGTTTTCCAGGGCGAGCTGCGCGGCGTTGTCGTCGAACTCGCTGCCGTTGTAAAGCTTCGCCTCGCGCTCGCGCGTGCTCAGGCCGGCAGCGATGCGCGTGTCGGCGGCGGCGGCTTCTTTCTGCGGGTCGATCGAGGGCTTATTAATCCCGGTCCACTCACAGTTCAGCCACGCCCGGCGCAAGTACACGTCCTCGATGAACCCAGCAGCCTCGATCTTGCTGCCGCGCACCCACTCGGTCATGGCGATCTCATAGACGGGGTTGAGGAACTCAGCGGCGAAGGTGTAGCGTAGGCTGTCGATCGCGTTCCAGAAAAAGCAGATCTCCCCGCGACTCGCGCTGTAGTTTTGGGTGAACGCCATCTTGACGATGGACAGCGGTACGCCCAGCGAGATCGAGATATTCGAGAGCACCTTGTCGTGGTAGGCGGCGTAGTTCACGTTCGGCCGTTTGGTGTCGAAGCTGCTGATTTCCTCGCCGGCCTGGAGGTTCTGCACGACGATGCCGGGCTTGTTGACCAGCCCCGTGCGCGTCACCCCGTCGGCCTCGTCATCTTCCTGCTGCACCTTGGTGCGCGGGGCGATACCCGAGAATGCCTTCGAGGCCCGGGCGGTGGGGCTTGGCACGATCCACGCGGCGAGGATCGCGTTGATGACCGCGGCCTCCAGCTCGGCGATGCCGTAGTCGGCGAGCTTTTTCAGCTCGTGGATGATGTGCGCGATGACGGGGATGCCCCGGACCTGGCCGGCGGCGTCAGTGAGCGCGGGGTGCAAGTAGAACGGCCGCCCGCTCTTGGCGCCCTGCTGGGGGATGCGCACGCACTTAAAACTGGGCGAACTGCCGATGCCAATGGTGGCGTCGTCCCAGACGTAGATCGCGATTTCCTTGCCGGCCTCGTCGATCTCGATACCGTCAACGATGCGGTTCCCGCGCACCTTGGCGGCGGTCTGCATCGCGCCGTCGGTGGGGTCGCGCACCTGATCGGGGTTGAGGTACTGCAGTTGTAGCGGGTTGAGGAGGCTGGCGTCGGCGGAGTAGCGGCAGATCGCGAACACCTCGCCCTCGCGCAACTCGTTGAGCAAGGTGAAGCCCATGAGCTGGTACAGAGTCTTGCGCGCGGAGGCGTCGGCGTCGGTAGAGTTGGCCCACAATCCGAAGCGGATCTGTACGGCCTTGACCCAAGCGCGGCGTGTCTCCTGCGGGATGGCGCCCTTCGGGTCCAGGGCATCCCAGGAGGGCGCAGCCTCCAGGGTCAGACCCCAGTTGACGGCGTTGTCTACAAGGCGGGTCACAAGCGCCCGGGCCTCGGGGGAATCCCACCATGCCACGCGGGACTTGGCTCGGAGCTGCGCGTGGTCCAGGCTCCAGTTGGAGCTATAGCCGTCCGCGCCCGTGAACTTGGTCCCGCCCCAACGCGAGCCGCCGGAGTAGCCGCCGCTCCAGGTCCATAGCGCGGTCAGCCCGCGCAGGACTCCGCCGATGCGCTGGAGCATGGTGGGGTGCTTCACCTGTCGAACTCCAGATGCGCGATGGCGCCGCCGGCTTCCGCGAGCTCAGATTCCAGCTCGCGGATGGTGGCGTTGATGGCAGGGAGGTCTGCGCGAGTTACGGTCTGGCGGCCTTGGCCGGTATCGAGCTGCATGCTCTGAGCGTTCATAGCAATCCGGCGCGCGGAATAAGCAGCATCAAGGTCAGTTTGGATTTCGGTGGCCGAGCGGGCGCTCATAAGCGCACCTCACCCGGGCCAGAAATCCCGGGTTTACCCCTGGGCGTGTTGGCTGGTTCGGGAAGCCCCCGGCATAAGGACTTCCCGGGCATTTACTGCAGGTGTTTCATCCGCTCGCTACAGGCGCCAGACCGATGGTTCGAATGAACCTCTTGGCCACGATTTTCAGATAGCCGATGTTGGCGTACTCGCTGATGACGATGCGCTCCCCTGGCCGCACGCCACGGGCAAGCTCGCGAAGCGAGCCGCCCACCGTTACCTCAGTCTGCTCATGCGGGGCAAACTCCACCAGGAACCGCACGCAACTGCGGGTCTCCTCGGGTTTGCTGATCGCCGTGCCAGCCAGGAAGCCTCTCACTATGGACTTAGAATATCACAAAAGCGAATCCTATACAAGATGTTTTTTTCTGGAAGTGTATTTTTTGGTTCTTTTCTTTAGGTTTTGCACCTTTGTCGGTTTTTATGCAAGGGCCTATTTCCTGTTTTCGATTTCTATCCAGAAGTGCGCCCAGGTATAGTCCAGGGGATCTTTGATTTGCTTCTCGCGGGCTTCTCGCTCGATCTCGTCGACCCGCACATAGAACATTACATACAGCGAAGCCAGCGCGTACACCCTGCAGTCCAGGGCCTCATTGTGGCCGTGCTGCACCCAGACGTAATCATGTCGGCCGCCCTGGATTGAGCGCAATACCCTAGACTCGGCAGTCAACATCATCGCATACCGACGGTCGTAGTCCATGGGGAAATGACAGAAACCCGGGAATGGCTTTGTCGGCAACTCGCCCTTTTCGGTGCCACGGTTGATGAAGCCGTAAATCTCTTTTTTCAGAAAACTGGTATCCATATCCACGCGCTCTACCTCGTGCCCTGGAACCTTGCGCACGGCGATGATGCGCTTGGTGCCGCGATCCGCGATGATGCCTGGGTCGCCCATACAGGGGTACACGGGTCCGTTGAATTGCTGGCAGAATTCATATACGAGCGGCGTCCTGTAGCCGGAGTCGATCAGCGCGATGTTGATCCTGTGTCCAGCGTGTTCCCGCTCGATGGCTTCATACAGACCCGACCACGCCTCGCTGTTCGGATCATCGGTCGCCCCGGGGAACGTCAGATACTCCACGCTCCAGGATTCCTTGTCCTTGCCCCAGGCCACGATCTCCGCCTCGATGCGGTCCTTTTGCACGTCCGCGCCGAGAGACAGGATTAGTGGGCGAGCCGCAGCGGGTAGGGTTCCGGCCTTGTAGTCCTCGCGGTGAAGTAGCACGCGCTCATACCGCGGCGCCTCCCCACGCTCCTGATAGCACTCGCCCAGGGTGAGGTTGATGAACGTCTTGAGCCGCATCAGGTCTTGGGGCTCGCCGATGTCAATCCATTCCTGGCAAACCGCCTCCCAGGAATGCATGCCTACCGGCGAGTACAGAGCGTTTAGGTGGTAGCTACGGAAGCGGGGCTTGCTCGCGGGTTTCGTAAATCTCCACTCGCCGCGCGGCAGAAACCACGCCTTGTCGTCATTCGTCCAGGCCCCGCCGCATTTCTCGCATTCATAATGCACAGAGTCCCAGTCCAGCTCCCCGCGCTCGTTGCGGTTGAACTTGAGCCGGAAACGGCCATCCTCGTCGCGCCAGCGAAGGCGCTGCATGTGCCCGCAGTGCCGGCAAGGCACGTAGTAATAGCGGCAGTCCCCGGCGTCGAAAAAGCGCTTGATCCTGGAGGTCGCCTCAATCAGCGGCGTGGAAATATATAGGATCTTGCGGATAGCCTCGAAAGTGTCCGTGCGTTTTTCGGCCAGCGCAATCGGATCGCCTTCGGCCGCCTTTTTGTTGACCGAACGATTAGATCTCGGACCGCTCATGTCCGAGGTGCCGACCTCCTGCGGGTATCCGTCCACTTCGTCGCAGAGTAGATAGCGGATCGGGAAGCTGCGCAGCTTCGCGCCGGTGTTCGGTCCGACGGCCAGCAGGAATCCCCCGGGGAACTCCTTCTTGCTTTTCGTGTCGCCGGTCTTTTTATTTGAGCGCTTTTCAGTCTGCGCGAATACCTTAGATTCCAGCCCGGTGGATTCAAGCATTTGGTCAATCCGCAGCTCAACGCTCGTTTCCGCAGTTCCTTTGTCCGCGCTGATGAACATCGTCGGGCCGGGGGCCGCGTCAATGATGTAGCCGAGAAAGTTTTCCAGTACACCCGTCGTCGCCGTGATTTGGGAGCCTTTCATAAAAGCCACGCGCTCCACGTCGCTGGACTCGCTAAAACAGTCGGCGATCTCGCGCATGTACGGCGCCACGCTCCAGCGGAACGGGCCTGGTTGTGAAGTCAGTGAGGCGGGCAGCACGCGTCGCGCCTCAGCCCACTCGCCTACCGTCAGGCGGTTGACGTGGTCCGGGATCAGATCAAGGGCCTCGGCCGCATCCTGCTGCATTTGCCGCCGATCCTCTGGCGTGATCAATTCACGTAGGGTTTCCGCTATGGTCTTTATGGCTCGCATCAATTCGCTTCGCCTTTTCCTTGGCGGCCCGCAGGGCCCCGGAGATTTCCTCGTTGAGGTATCCCTCCACAGCCATCGCCGTCCCGCCTTCGGATTTCGCCAGCGCGAAAAGCTGGGCGCTGATCCGCCGCGGCATATCCAGTAGCCGCAGCTTTAGTTCTGCGCTAAAGACGGCGAACATCTGCCGCATGATGTCGCGATCAATTAGGTGCCCGAGGTGCTGCATGCGTTTCTGCTCTATGGCCCTGGTCTGCGCCTGCTTGAGTGCGATCTCTGCGACTTGCTTTTTCTCGTAGAGATTTTTCTTGCCCGCGCTCCCCTTGTTCGACCCCGATCTCTTGCCGGGATGACCCTTTGGCGCCCGCGCCTTGCCCCCGGCCTTCGCAGCCTCAGAGTAGACATGCTCTGCTTCGAGGTAGGAGCGGTTCTGCTTGAGACGGGAATCATAGAGTCTGTCTTTTCCGCGAATGATCTTGCCTGACGCCATTGCTTTCGTCACCGCGGCGGTAGATACGTGGGCCGCGCGGGCGAAGGC